AATGTTGAAATAGTAGCTGCTGGTCCTACAGCTCCACATCCGGCAATACCATCCTCAATCTTAACTGTTACTCAACAGGCAGGCATCTTAGCGGGTACAGGCATCACAGCCATCAATTCACTTACAGGTGCTGTTCAAACATTAACTACAGGCACAGCAGGAACTGACTTTGCAATAAGTAGCACAGGAAGCACACACACGTTCAACCTACCTACAGCCAGTGCGGCAAATCGGGGTGCATTAAATAGTGCAGACTGGTCAACGTTTAATGCCAAGCAGGATGCGCTTGTAAGTGGCACAAACATCAAAACGATTAACTCGACGTCATTGCTTGGAAGTGGTAACATTTTAATAAGTTCAACAAGCTTACTTTTTCAATCTCAAAACGCTACCAACGTGGCAGCGTCCTCAACTTACTTTGGTTGCTTGTTCGCAGGTGCGCTATCGATAGTAAGTGCGGACACATTGCGTAGAACACCAATTGCCACAGCAGGTACATTGACAAAGTTATATGTGCAAACATCAACCGCACAACCCGCTACAGGTTCGCTAGTTTGCACCGTAAGAAAGAACAGCGTAGACCAAGCATTGACCTTGACTATTGCCGCAGGAAGTGCAGCAGGGGTATTTAGCGATTTGGTTAATAGTATGACGGTTGCACAGGGTGATTTGATGGGTATGAAGTTTCAAAACAACGCAACAACGGTGAGTGCAAACGTACTTTCTAATCAAGTAATACTATCAATATGACAATAGACTTTGACGGCAACAACTTTATAGTTGATAATAACGGGCAAGTGATAATCTTCAAATGCGGTAGTGACTATCTCGACCCTGTAGAAAATCCCGATGGATCACTAACATGGTCAACCGCAGGAGATACTGTGCAAGTTAATCGCAATCGCGTAAGCAAAGCACTCATTGATCCTGTTAAAGCACAACGTTTTGCCACACTATTAATTGCCAACCCTTCAACAGCCTTCACTATCTTCTTGACTGAGATACCATGAGCAATGAGTTTGAAAACATACTGAACGAATATGCACTGGCTGTTGTTGAACGTGCGCAATCAAACCTGCGCATTAAACGCAGGGTGCGTGGCAAGACAGTCAATCGAGTTGCATCGGGACGTTTGCTCAACTCACTATACTACAACTTAAAGATTCGCTACAATAAACCCACCATTGATTTCACCGTGAGCAATGATGAGGCAGGAAAGTACGCAGATGTGATTGAGTTTGGTAGAAGACCTTATCCGGGTGACCCTACTAAACGACCACCATACAAGGAAATTATGAAGTGGATTAAGATAAAACCTTTGAAGCTTCGCAATAGACAGGGTGAGTTTATACGTGCCACTGAGAGCAGCATTAAGAGTGCAGCTATTGCCATTGCAAAGAGCATAGGCGAAAAGGGTATTGAAGGTATCAACTACTATAGTGAAGCAATAGACGACACATGGGACGAATACAAAGACAAGTTGATGGATGGCTACATCAAATCAATTGAACAACGATTACTACTAAATAAAAGATAATGGCAATAACGATAAATGACCAACCATATAAGTGGGCGTTACGTGGGCAGAAGCTAATGATAGTTGCAATCAGCGATGAAACATCTAACGTTGGTTTCAAGTATGGTGTTCAAGTGATATTGCAAGGAACGCCATATCAGTTCTATCTCAATCCTGCGCCTGACGATAGGCTGTACTTCGACATGAATCCATTGCTTGACACGATGCGCAATGTTGAACCGCAGAACTTTCACTTTGCCACAGATAATACGCAACTAGATAATAGTGGTCTTACAGTTACGTTCACACTTACTGAATGGTGGATTGTAGATGGTGTGTTTACTGAAAATGCAGGCAGCTCCGTTGATGGAAATGATGCTTTAGTTGTTAATGGATATTTTCAAGTCATCGATGGATATAAACCAAACGTTGAGACAGGTAGCACTAAAGTAAAACAGTCGCTTACTACCAATGCATCTTTGGCAATGAGTGACCGTACTATTGACACTTCGCCTTTTTATCTCAGTCAGTCGTGGTTATTTGGCACACCAACCAGTAACATTTGGATTCCTGTACTTGAAAATGATTATGGTGTGCTATCCATACCAGGCAATGATACATATCTAAGCAACAACAATACAGCTGTAAGCTTTCGCATTCAGATATTCAGCTCAACCGGATCCGTATTAACTCAAACCATTTCGCTGAATGGTTACGACATCGAGAATCTTCCAGTGTATCCTGCAAACTTGAATGATTGGACAGGGTTAATTGTTAAACCATCGCTGTTTCCAAACTGGAGATGCTACACGGTTGTAGTTATTAACGCATCAGGCGATAGAGTAAGCGAAACATACATCTTTTACAACGCACATGACTACGGGCAGGCTGATTGCAATTGGCCTAACATGCGTCTAGGTTGGGTTAATTCGCGTGGTGGTTGGGACTATTTCAATTTTACAAAGAAGTCTGAGATAACAAACGAGATTGAGCGCAAGCAATATCGCAAAGTTCTTTTCAATGGCACTAATACCATCTTTAGCACAAACGATAGATCATTAACACAACGTCAAAATTTAGCGCAACAAGTGCTAACGGTTACATCTGATTATATCACGGAGGGCGAATTTATACTGCTTCGTGGTCTGCTCGTAAGTAATCAAGTCACATGGCTAACAGATGACGCAGGCAAGCCTATTGAAGTACCTGTAAACATCGATGACACATCCTATGTTGAAAAGCGCTCAAGCGATGGCAAGCTGTACAACGTAACTTTGAAAGTGCGTCTATCAAATAATTACTGGACATAACATGAACGGAGAAGTACAATTAATAGTAAACAATAGCGGCCTAATAAGGATTGATAGCATTAGTAATAACCCGCTTATTGTAGGCATTTTTGCGCTATCGCGTTTAATTGTTACTAGTAGACCTGAAGTGGCCGCATTAGTAACAGGTGATAGTGTAACTATGTTTAACGCAGCAGGGCAAAGCGTAGTTAAAACGCTAATCTCAATGCCCGTAATTGATTCACCACTGCCGGGTCAAACACGTTTAAACTTTGGAGGTACATGGCTGCAAGATTATTCAGCAGCTGCTGGTGGGTACTTTATGTTGGGCACAGGTGGTGAATACTTTTTAGATTTATTCGAGAACGAAAGCATTTCGCAAAACTGGAAGTTTCAAGACCTCAATAACTTTACTGCACAAGGTGCATTTAGTCGCGAGTTCAGAGTACCATTTAGCGCAACAAATCAACTTGCATTAGGTGCTTTGTTCGATGTTAACGTAGATTCAGGAGAAGCAAACTACTTTCACTATAAGCTGCCCGCTGAGATACGTGTTGACACGCTTCCTATTGCAACGGGGTATGTTCGTGTGCGTAAGATATACAAGCAACAGAACCGTATCAATGAAGTTGAGTTAGCATTCTATGCGGAAACACCGGATTTAGTTCGCAACATTGGAGAAAACAAGCTTCAAGATTTGGGTGCATTGACGTCATTGGATGAAACGGTTAACTACGTAAACGTAACAACACCAAGTGCCGACCGTATTTGGACGATTTTAGATCGTGGTCAATTATGGAGTGAAGGCGGTGAGGAAAGTACGCGATCACTAACTACCGCATCAACACCTGTATTTGCAAGTGACCTAACACCTGCTCTTAGTTGGTGGTATTTGTTTAGCAATATTGTTAAGGAGGCGGGGTTTGAACTTGCAGCGGGTACACTCGAAACAATACTAAGTACGTACTGGATGCCTTGGTGCAATAGTCAAACACTAAATACATCAAGCGCTTTAAACACTTATAACTTTCAAGCTTATCCAAGTGCATCTGTAGGTGTGAATAGTTTCATGACGACCATTCCATTTGATACAGAGGTTTTTGATAACAATAGCAATTTCAATCCTGCAACATATACATATACTGCACCAGGTGGAGGTTTGTTTACATTTAGAATTACTGCTCAATTTACCAATTTTACAGCTAATCCCATTGATGTTATTGTTTCTCTTTCAATCAATGGTGTAACTAACTTTAATGAAGTTTTTATCGGTACGATTGACAATGGTAGTGTGATTGATACAACTGTTACAGTACCCCTTGATACAGGTTGGACAGTTCAGGTAAAAGCATTACAAACATTTGCAGCAGGTAGTGGTTTCGTTTCAATAAATTCAGGGACGGCTACAACCTTTTCAATGACCGCAGCAAATTTGTACTACGGTCAACCAATTACATATAACCTGAACGCACCCGATATGCGACAAATTGATTTGGTCACTGACGTAATCAAGATGCATAACTGCGCTATTGTAGCTGATAGGGCAATACCAAATAAGATTTATATAGTGCCACAGAATAGCTATTT